TTCTATCATGAAAACTATCAGCATCACTTCTTTTTTTTATTCTTTTAGGTAAATCTATGTATTTAGCTTTTTTACCTTTTGGTTTTACCCATATATAGTATTGTCCTTTTTTATCAGCAAACATTTCAGTATCACCTTTTGGGGAGTTTACACCACCCATATAATTATCACCTGCTTTTTTGTGATTAAACTTACGTTCATTTACATCTTCTTTTTTAGTTTTCTTTACACAATTAGGATACTTTTTACCAAACATAGTTTTCATACCTTTCTGTGTATACCCTTTCCAACAGGCTTCACACATACATTCTTTATCTTCATTAACCATAAAGTCATCACCCATACCATCTAAAATACCATCAACATATTCTTCTATCTCTAATCTGATATCTTCTTTTTTTAATCGACTCTTTTCAGCTCGACCTCTGTTTTTAGATTGTGATTCAAATCCCACGATTTTTCCTCCCTTATGTGAAGCATCTTTACCATCACCATTTCCATAAGTACCTTTTTGTCTATTATACTTATTTAGTTCTGCTCTGTATTTTTTAGCTTTTGTAGAAGATTGAAATTTCTTATACTCATCTTTATAATCTCTTTCTGCTTCTTCTAAGGATTCTTTAATTTTAGACATCCACTCTAAACCAGGTACAACTATATTTTTTACTTTATGTTTTACCTTTACTTTATCTAAATCTTTTACTAACTTTTTTAAATGTGGTGGTAGTTCACCTGTGTCTTCATACTTCTTTACACTACTCTTCTTCATTTTTTTAGCAGCCTTCTGAGCATCTTTGGAAAATTTACCAGCAGGTTGTTCACCCTTTTGGATAGAACGTACAATTCCCATAAACTTTTGTTGGTTTTTGGAAACAGACGGCATGTTATCCCCTCATTATAGAGTTGATAATAGATTCAATTTTAGTTTCAGGTTTTTGTTTTTCTACACCTTCATTAACAGGTCTCATAAAAGCACCATGCGTTGACGGATTAGAAACAAAATCAAAAGCAATAAGTTCAAAATCTGGTTGAACTTCAACAGTATCCCCTTCACCTTCTCTCATTGGTTCTACTGAACCAAGTCCTCTTGATGAAATACCTAACTTAATACCTGATTTAAATAATTCTTTTAAGATGTTTCCAGCTGGTGTTGATAGAACCTCAACAGTTCCTAACAAGTCATCACCATCCCAATGCATCTCAATAATATTATGTGAAGCATTGTTTAGATTAACAACAGAACTATCAGGATGGTCTAACTCACCTAATGCTCTTCTTTCACTAACTTGTTCTGATAGATATTTAGATACTTCTTTTAAAAGAACTTCTCTTGGATATACCCTACCATTTTGATTCTTGGATTCTGCTCTTTGTAAAACACCCTTTACGATTAACCGACCATCATTTTCTTTTATAGATTCATCAATTTTATTTCTTGATATCTGAAATGGTCTTACATCTACTAATAATTTTTTATTCATTTTATATTCCTATGTTATGATAAGGCAGCTGTTTTTACCCAAGCAGTTCCATTATAGATAAAAATTTTATTACTCTGTTGACTAAATGTCATTGTTCCAGCAACAGGATTACCTACTTGTGCTAAAGCATCTGTAGCAAATACAGCAATTGAACTTGATTGTGTTCTAACCGTTTGCTTTGGAACTGATTTTTTATTATTACTAGGATCTGCTTGATACCTTGACATTTATTTGCCTCCCCAAGAGTTTCTTTTAATCCAAATATCAAAAAGAATATCGGACACTTCTTTTCTTATTTCCTTCTTTATCTTCTTGATATCATCATTAGATAAAGCTTCATCAACAAACTTATATCCAGTTTGTTTCTCAATATTTTTCTTCTTCTTTTTTTTCATCTTACCAAAAGCTTTTGGTGTTTGATAAGCATCAATACTAGCAGTAGTAGTTATTTCTTTTAACTTCTTATTGTATAAACTACTTACTAATTCTTTGACTATAGAATTAAATTTTGGTGAGTTCTTTATCGAGTTCATAATACCTCAAAAGTTGAACAACAGAGTTGTCGTTTGTTTGTTTTGATTCATTTAAACAGAACTTATCAACACAATTAATTGCTTCTTGTAATTTAATTTTTAATACTTTATTCTTTACTTTTTTAACTTTACTATCCAATTTCTTTTTAAGTTTTGGTATTTGTGTCTCTACAAATACAGAAAAGTTATTGGTATTAGAAATATTACTAATGTATTCTTTAAGAACATGTTTTTGTTCATCAGAAAGATTAGTATATTTTTTATTGAACTTTTCTAAAAGTGTTTTGTAAGAAAGGATTCTTAAATCTTTATCTTTAAACTCCTCTGGCATATAAGATTTATTTTTCTTATGTGTTAGAGTTGTTACATTTTCTATTATGATGAAATAACTTTCAGTTTTCTCATCAGCACCCATTTCATTAATACCTTCAAATAATTTGTATACAGAAGCAAATACTTTGTAATTTGGAACTTTAGAACTAAATAACTGATTTACATCATAAGTCTCTTTTATAGTAGCAATAACATTATACTTCTCTCTACGAAGATTAGTGTTATTTAACTTCTCCCTCTGTCTAATAACTTCTGATAAAAAGAAATCGGCTTTCTTATCGGATTTAAATTTCTTATTTAAAATAAGATTATATAAAGCCAATTCTTTACCCAACTCCGTATGTTCATTAAATTTACCTTTAATGATTTTAAGGGCAGGTGATTCCTTTTTCTTGTTCAAAACATCTACGGTGACTTGTCTTAAAAGGAACTCAAAGAGTAATCCCGTATTTCTTAGTTTACTATGCTTAAATTTGCTCATATATTATTCCAAAGTATTTTGATACAATTATTCATATATAAATATAACAGAATTTAGATAAAGTAGGTAATTACTCTTTTATTATGTTATCTTCACTTAATAGAGGTGGTTTCTTTTTAGGAAACTTATCTTTAAGTTGGTCTAAGATACCCTCACGTGCAACTACAGTACTAGCTTTAGATGTAGCAAGAGGTGATTTACCTTTAAACTCTCTTTTACCGTAAGACCTATCAACATCTTTTAGACTTTCATGTCCGTATCTATCTTTCATCGTGTCTCTATCTTTAAAGGGATCTTTTTTACTACCACCCCAATCACCAGGTCTTGCCATATCTCCATCATCTATATCTTCATCATCTCCACTATCTTGTGGTTGGTCAGCAGGATCAGAACCTTCGTTTTCTATTGATTCTAGTCTAAATTTTTGTTTAGTATCTTCTACTATACCATCAAAAAGTTCTTTCTTTTCTTCATCACTAAAATCAAATACATTATCATATAACCATTCACGACTAAATAATTTAGTATCTATAGCTCTTTCAGCTACTTCTACTTGTTGAGTCATAAGTTCAAGTTTTTCTTGTTCGTGAATCATTGATGGATTCTGTAACTCTAATGAGAAATCAATCAAATCAGAATCATCGAATCCTTGTGAGTAAAGATGAACAATACCAATCTTAGTCAATTCACTTACGATAATCTTTTGTAACCTTTCGATTGTACGAGAAAAACGAACATCCTCAGCAGCTAGTGTGGCTTTACCACCACTTAAACCTTCTTCATATCCTAAGAAAGCTTTTGGTATTCTTAAACTAGCCATTAACTTATTCTTTAAATACTCAATATCATCTATTGCATCGTTATTGGACAGGCCAGGTAAAGTATCAATTTCAGTTCCACTATCTCCACCACGAACTGGTAAAAAGTAATCTTCAGTAACTGACTCTACGTTATATTTTAAGTTATAATCACCAGTAGCTTGGTCGATAACAGGTGTCTTTTTCATCTTGTTGATGATTCTTTGCATAAATTGTTCAACTTCTCTCGGTGGTATATTACCAACATCAATCTTGAAAACTCTTTTTTCGGGCGCTCTCATAATTCTGTGAATCAACATAGCGTCTTCCATCAAAGTCAACTGCTTAAATATCTTTCTTCCGTTTTCTAACATTGAGCGCCCATATGGTAAAAAGTTTGTATCGGATAAAACACGAAAATGAGCTATCTCATAATTTTCTTTTATTTCTTTTTTATCATCTGCTATTTCAAATTGAATTAATTGTGGGTTAGCAGGATCGTGGTCTTCGAGTCGTGTAATCTCGTAAGCAGAAATAGGTTTTACATTTACTACTCCGTACTTATCCACAATATCTAACTGAAGATAAAAGTCACCATACTTAGTCATATTACGAATCCAACTCCATAAGTTAAATTCAACATTTATAACATCATAAAATAAGTTATGTAAAATCTTTTGTACTTTAGTATTCTCACTTTTTACTTTAAGGATTTCTCCCTCAATATTTGTAACCGTACTCTCGTCTGAATATATGTCAAGGGCAGAAGCAATAATCGGGTCTTGATCCATCATCTCATAATCTTTGAATAGGTCAAGTTTTCTAATCTCGTAAGCATTTCTTCTGTTTTGTGCAGTGCTATATGGATTTGAATATGTATTTTGAATCATCCGATTATATCGGTCAATAAAATTTGTTTTTAAAGCCGTTTGTGAAAAGTCTAAGTCTTTTACTACCAACCTATTATCATCAGCTTTTCTGATGATAACATTAGATTGAAATAATCTACCAAGTCTTGTAAATAAATTGTCTGCCATGTTTTACCCCAATAGCCAAGTTAAATCTTCTTCTTCATTTTCATTAATTTTCATTTTATATGGATTGTTCTTAGGAGCAGATGGTGTCATAATGGTATTATTACCATTTAGGTTACCAATTGCACCAACTAAGCTACTTTGAAATTCACTTCTCTCCGATTGAATACGAATTGCTGTATCTCTAATCCATAATAAAATAGAATAGGACA